ATAATGGTGGTACTCACAAAATGCCTGATGGATCTGTACATACAGGTAAAACGCATACTAAAAGTTCTAAAGTTGTGGTTCACCTTAAAGACCTTTCAAAAAAAGCAAAAGAAAAAGCTGGAGGTTCCAAGATATCTAGCAGGAAGAAAAAATAATGGCACGTGAATTAACAGAGAAACAACAAAAGTTTTTATCAGTACTGTTTGATGAAGCAGGTGGTGATGTAGCTATTGCAAAAAAACTAGCTGGGTATGCACCTACATACAATACTCGTGAAGTAGTCAATAGTTTAAAAGATGAAATCTTAGATGCAACACAGTCTTATATGGCAAGTAATGCACCTAAAGCTGCGATGTCTATAGTAGGGGGTTTATATGAACCAACAGAGCTAGGCATACGTGACAAGTTAAGTGCAGCAAAAGAATTACTAGATCGTACAGGTTTAGTTAAAACTGAAAAAGTACAAGTAGAAGCTAAAGGTGGTGTAATGTTAATGCCACCAAAAGTTGTAGTAAACGATGACTAATAGATCTCTTGGTAAATGGAAACTCCCACAGCCCATAGATATACAAGAGAATAATGAATGGGTAAAGATACCTAGAATATCACGAACAGTACCTTTTGGGTATGAAGAAGACACAGAAGACAATGCCATATTAAATCCAATCACTGACCAACTCGACAAACTTGAAATGGCAAAAAAGTATTTAAAACAATACTCATATCGTGAAGTAGCAAACTGGTTGACTACAAATACTGGTAGATCTATATCTCACGTAGGTTTAAGGAAACGATTGGATAATGAGCAAAGAAGAAGTAACAAAGCTAGAAGCCTACGCCAATGGGCAGAGTATGCGGAAAAGGCAATCTCCAAAGCGAAAGAAATTGAAGAAAGTCGTACAGGAGCCAAAGAAGCAGCCGCAATCTAAAGTAATAGAAACTAGCAATATTAATTTTGCTGCAGTCAAAAAAATAGAAGAAGATCATAATATAATTTTTAAGCCTAATGAAGGCCCACAAACAGATTTTCTAGCAGCAAGTGAACGAGAAGTATTATATGGTGGCAGTGCTGGTGGTGGTAAATCCTACGCAATGCTTGCAGACCCTCTGAGGTATATGGGGCATCCTGCTTTTAGTGGTCTACTACTAAGACACACAACGGAAGAGTTACGTGAACTTATATTTAAATCACAAGAGATGTACCCCAAGATATGGCCCGGAATTAAATGGTCTGAAAGAAAGATGCAGTGGACCGCGCCTTCTGGCGCAAGGTTGTGGATGTCGTATCTTGATAGAGAAGACGATGTCTTGCGTTATCAGGGTCTGGCATTTAGCTGGATAGGCTTTGACGAGTTAACTCAATGGGCCACACCATATGCATGGAACTACATGCGTTCTCGTTTACGGTCTACTGCACCAGACCTACCCATCTTTATGAGGGCAACTACAAACCCCGGAGGTAGGGGTCACAATTGGGTTAAGAAAATGTTTATTGACCCAGCAGTACCAAATGTAACATTTGATGCAACAGATATTGAAACTGGAGAAATATTAAAGTATCCAGAAGGACACGAAAAAGCAGGTATAACTTTATTTAAACGTAGGTTTATACCAGCACGACTAAAAGACAATCCCTACTTGGCTAAACAAGGTGACTACGAAGCAATGCTTTTGTCACTACCAGAACAACAAAGACGACAGCTACTAGATGGTGATTGGGATATTAAAGAAGGGGCAGCCTTTACAGAGTTTGATAGAAACATACATGTAATTGAACCCTTTGATATACCAAGTAACTGGGTACGATTCAGAGCATGTGACTATGGTTACGGAAGTAAGTCTGGAGTAGTATGGTTTGCTTGCGCTCCTAATGAGCAGTTAATTGTTTACAGAGAACTGTATGTAGGTAAAGTACTAGCTGCAGATTTAGCAGACAGAATACTAGAGTTGGAAGCAGGTGACGGTCCTATTAGATACGGAGTTTTGGACAGTTCTCTTTGGCACAAAAGAGGGGATACTGGTCCTAGTCTTGCAGAGCAGATGGTAAGTAGAGGATGTCGTTGGAGACCTTCAGATAGAAGTAAAGGATCAAGAGTAGCAGGTAAAAATGAGATACACAGAAGATTACAAGTTGATGAGTTTACAGAAGAACCGAGATTAGTTTTTTTTAATAACTGCGTTAACATGGTTTCTCAATTACCGTCTATACCACTGGATAAAAAAAATCCAGAAGATATTGATACACATAGTGAAGATCACTTGTACGATGCACTAAGATATGGTATCATGTCTAGACCAAGGTTTAGTATATTTGACTATGACCCACACGGACGACCCCAATCTAGTATGCCAATGGCAGACAAAACTTTTGGATATTAAAGGTATTATAAATGGAAGAAGATCAAGGCTTTACAGATGACGAGCAAGTAGTATTAGAAGACTCTGAAGATTCAGGAGTTGACGATTCTAACATTAGCGGTATTATTCCATTTGTTATGGAACGATATAAACGTGCAGATGATTATAGACAACAAGACGAAGACAGATGGTTAAGATCTTATCGTAACTATAGAGGTATCTATGGTTCAGATGTTCAGTTTACTGAGGCTGAAAAGTCTAGAGTCTTTATTAAAGTTACAAAAACTAAAACTCTTGCAGCGTATGGTCAAATTGTAGATGTATTATTTGCAAGTAATAAGTTTCCACTTACAGTAGAACCTACTATACTACCAGAGGGTGTAGTAGCAGATGTACATTTTGATCCTAAAGAACCAGAACAGCTTAGAAACTCAGAGTTGGACGAGCCTGTAAGTCCTTATGGATATAAAGGTGATGGTAAAGAAGTACCTGCAGGAGCTACAGCCAAAACTTTAGCAGATAGTTTAGGTCCATTAGGCGATAAGCTAGATAATATTGATGGTGTAAAAGGTGGTGTAGGTAAAACTCCAACGTCTATAACTTTTAGTCCAGCTATGATTGCTGCAAAAGCTATGCAGAAAAAAATACAAGACCAACTTGAAGAGTCAAGTGCTAATAAACATTTACGTAGTACAGCTTTTGAGATGGCACTGTTTGGTACTGGCGTAATGAAAGGACCATTTGCAGTAGACAAAGAGTACCCAAACTGGGATGAAGATGGTGAGTATTCACCTACAATTAAAACTGTTCCACAAGTATCTCATGTTTCTGTATGGAACTTTTATCCAGATCCAGATGCAAACAATATGGATGAAGCTCAGTTTGTAATTGAACGACATAAAATGTCACGATCACAATTACTAGGTTTAAAACGAAGACCTTACTTTAGAGCTTCCGTAATCAATGAAGCTATTGCACAAGGAACAAATTATACAAAAGAATCTTGGGAAGATGATTTATCTGATTACGCACCAGAGCATGGGATAGAACGCTATGAAGTCCTTGAGTATTGGGGTATGTGTGATTATGATATGTTGGTGGAGCAGGGTATTGAAATACCTGCAGAGCTTGAGGGAGTTGACGAACTACAGGCAAATATATGGATTTGTAATGGTAAACTCTTGCGTATGGTACTTAATCCATTTAAACCTGCTACCATTCCTTACATGGCTGCGCCATATGAATTAAACCCTTACTCATTTTTTGGTGTAGGTATTGCGGAAAACATGGACGATACTCAGACACTTATGAATGGGTTTATGCGTATGGCTGTAGACAATGCTGTACTGAGTGGTAACTTACTTATAGAAGTTGATGAGACTAACTTAGTGCCGGGTCAAGACTTATCTGTGTATCCCGGTAAAGTATTTAGACGACAAGGTGGCGCACCCGGACAGGCTGTATTTGGTACAAAGTTTCCAAATGTAGCAGGAGAAAACCTACAGCTATTTGATAAGGCACGTGTACTAGCAGACGAGAGTACGGGTATGCCATCATTCTCACATGGACAGACAGGTGTATCTGGGGTAGGTAGAACTGCGTCAGGTATTTCTATGTTAATGGGTGCTGCTGCAGGTGGCATTAAAAATGTTATCAAGAATGTAGATGACTATTTACTACGTCCGTTAGGTGAAGGACTGTTTAGATTTAATATGCAGTTTGACTTTGACCCAGCTATACGTGGTGACTTAGAAGTAAAGGCACGTGGTACAGAAAGCTTGATGGCTAATGAAGTACGTAGCCAAAGACTAATGCAATTTATGCAAGTATCTTCTAGCCCAGCACTTGCACCATTTGCTAAGTTTCAATACATTATTAGAGAGATTGCTAAGTCTCTTGATCTAGACCCTGATAAAGTAACAAACAATATGGATGAGGCAGCTATACAAGCTGAGTTAATGAAGCAGTTCCAACAACCTGCTCCAACTCCACAAGAAGGGGGCGCACCTGCAGGAGCAGATGCAATGGACCCATCAGGCGCAGGGGGTGGAACTATAGGCACAGGCCAAGCACCACTTCCTCAAGAACAAGGATTTAGTGGTAATGGACAAGGAAATATACAACAAGCTCAAGGGGCTGGTCAACAACCCCAAGCAATGGACCCACTTCAATAACTACTTAGAAGAACTAATTAAACAACAACACCGTTTAATGGAGCAGACAGAAGATGTAGCTCCGTTACACAGAGCGCAAGGCGCAATACATATGCTACGTAATATACAACGATTACGGGATAATGTGATAGCAAACAACTAAAGGTAATTTCTCATGATGAATCGACAAGCAGAACTTTTTGAAGATGGCGGTCTTAAAGATGAAGGTGGTATGGTAGATAAACAATCAGGTAATAAAGTTCCTATTGGAAGTACACGTGAAGAAGTAAGAGATGACATCCCTGCTAAACTTAGTGAGGGTGAATTTGTTATGCCAGCAGACGTTGTCAGATATCATGGGCTAGATAAAATGATGGGGCTAAGAGACGAAGCTAAAATGGGATTACAAAAAATGGAAGCTATGGGTCAGATGGGGAACTCAGAGGAAGCAACGCTACCAGACGAAATGCCATTTGGTATGGGCGATTTAATTGTAGTTGCTGGAGATGGTAGAGAAGTTGAAATGGCTGAAGGTGGTTATGTAACAATGGCAGAGGGTGGAGCAACACGAGCATTGGGTGCAACTTACACACCACCTACAAGTCAACCTTTAGACTTTACCACAGTAATGGGTGAAGGAAAAATATCCTACAAAGAATATAGAAATGCAGAAGGTAAAAATATGCTTGTGTCATTTATTGGTGGCATTCCTGTGTACCCTATCCCTGAAGGATATACTGAGTATACGCCCGGAGCAGATGAACCTGTAACACCTATACAAGAAGTAGTACAAGCAGGTCCACCTACTCCTGAACTTAATGATGAAGACAGACAACGAGCAGGTTATGAAGTAGGCTATTCTATTGGCTATGAAAACATGACACCTGAACAGTTGTTACGTGAATCAAAAAGAATGAATAGTGTATTTGGTAAAATTGCATTTGCTATTCCTATGTTGATTAATCCTGTGGTTGGTATAGCAGCTTATACTGCATTAGGTGATAAGTATCCACAACTTGATGCAGAAATTAATAAACAATTAAAACTTGATCCAAAAAATAAATCTTTACTAGCAGCGGCAGAACTATCAACAAATAATAAAAAAGGACAACTAGCTGGTAAAGCTGTTACTACAATTAAAAACTTTGTAGGTGACAAAATAACACAGTTTTTTGGAGAAGATACTTTAACAAACCTTATAGAGTTATCTGGTGCAAAAACAAATACTTCAAAAAATATTGAAACCGTAAGTAAAGAAATAACAGACAAAAAAACAAAAGAAAATATAAGTACAACAGGCTCTGCAGTTGCAACGCCATTTGTATCTAACATGCGTGATAGAAACATGAAACCTCCGGGCATGACACCCCAATTAGATACAGAAACATTAGAAGCTTTAGGTGAAATACCAGCAACAGGTTATGATTTTGCGGCATTTGAACCAGAAAGCCCTGCTGTAGGACTTGGACAACAAGATACAAATGCTAGATTAAATTTACGTCCTGTAGAAATGGATCAAAGTCCTTCAAGAGGTGCAGATACATCTATTCCCCAAGCGGTACTTGATGATCAAAGACGAGATCTTATTAGAGGAAGTGCAGGTAATGTTGACGCTGCAAATCAACAAAGAGGATTAATAGATAGAGGCCCAACTCTTCAAGGTAATATTCCCTTTGGACAATTTCAAGGAGAAAACGTAACAAATAATTTTGAATACGGTGTTAATAAATCAAGAGAAATAGCAGACGGACCCGGATTTGTTGAGTCTATGCGTGATAGAAATAGAGCAACGGTAGATAGAAAAACTGAGGAACGTAGAGCAGAACGAGATCTTAATAGAGGTGACTATGGATTTAATCAAATATATGATGGCTCAGAAGTATATCAACCACCTAGAACATCTTTACTAGATCAAGTTAGAACGGGTAGAACTGATACACCTGATTTAACTGATGCACTTGCAGCAGGGTTAGGCTATGTATATGATGGTACAGTAAATGGATATGTAGGTAAAGGAGCAGTAATTGCTAACGATTATTTACGAAGTTTACCTAGTGCTGTTTATGATCTGTTAGGTATGTCCTTTAGACCAGCAGGTGCAGCTACAATGGATTCTGTAGCAGGGCAAGCTTTATCTGTAAACGACATGAAAACTGTTATAGAAAATAATTCTATTAGTGATGACATTAGTTCTGCATTACGTGGTGGATTTGATAGTTCACAACAAGCAAGAGAAAGGGGTATATTACCCTCTGGATCTCAAGTAGCAGGTTTAGGGCCACTTACTAATGAACAACTACGTCAGTATAATCAAGGCTTTATGACTGCTGGTGATCGTTACGCAATGACAATGGGTGGTCGTGGCCTTAGAGGAACTAGACCTGAAGGTTTTGGTGATCAGAACTTAGGTTTTGTAGCACAAGATGCACCAGCTCCGTTCCAATCTAATATGCGTGATAGAAACATGAGACCTCCGGGTATGATAGATCCTAGAGACCCTAATTTCCGTGGAAGTTACCAAGGTAATGTTCCCCCTAGTAACATGCAAGGTCCAAACTTTACACCAGATAGTATAGATCCAAGAGGGCCAAGTCAAATACCAGATAGTAGAAGACCATTTCCTACACCACAACTAGATGCTGTAGCAGGGCCATTTGCACCTAATGTAGGTGGCACAAGTGGTAGACTACAAGACTTTAGAGGTGGTGATCCATTTAAACCACTGCGAGGTGCAGGTATTGGTGGATCTAACATGGGTACACCAGACAATGTAACAGATATTTCTACACGTGAAAGAGCGCAGTTAACAGGACCAACTCCAGCTAATTATGGTACACAAGATTTTAATGCGTTTGGTGAGGGTGTAAGTCCACCTTTACGACAAGGAGATATAATACCTTACAGCCCTAACATGCGTGATAGAAATATAACAACTCCGGGTATGACAGCCCCTACAAATTTAGAGCTTAAAGATCCTTTGAATAGATTTGAGGGTCCAAAACAAGAAGAGATTCTTAGACAAGCACAAATTTTAAAAGATCGTGGTATAGGAGCAGTACCAACTAGCCCTCTTGTAGGTGGTGGTATATCTCCTCAAATTCCAGCAACACAGACCCAAGGTTATTTAGATCGTGATGGAATTATGCCTCAGAGATCAGCAAGAGATGTACCTTCGTTTGGCGATACAGATCCAATTAATGTAGTTCCTGCAAATGAGTTTCAACTAGGTGCTGCAGATGCTGCCCGTGAAAATAATTTACGAGCGCAAGCAGCAGAAGAAACTTTTTATAATCAACAAGGGTTTCCATCGCAGGTAGATACAACTCGAATGATGGGCATTAATGATCCGTTAAGTGCTACATCATCTGAGTTAGATAGACAAAGAATGATGGGTATTAATGAGCCGTTAAGTGCTACAGCATCTGAGTTAGATAGGCAAAGAATGATGGGTATTAATCAACCATTAGCTGATACGTCCTCTTATAGAGATGATTATAGATTTGGACAACAAGCAGGTCAATTCCTTAAAGATAACATACTTCCTTCTGGAGTTATGCCAAGTTTTCAAAATAAGTATCCAACTAGTCCTGTTCCATATGAACGTATATTAGATGCTCAGAAAGATTTTTCAAACAGATCTACAAATGTATACCCACAATTAGAAGGAGTTTCTCCAAGAACACGTGCTACAGTATCAGACTCTACTTTAGATTTAGACTCTGGTATGGGTGGAGCTATACAATCTGGACGATCTCCAGTATCATTAGATGCACCTTCAATGGATATGAGTTTTGATCCTACGAGGCAACCGTCTAAAAAACCGTTTCAGTCTAGTACAAAAGTTGTACCAAAATCAAGTGGAGAAAAGACTGCAGGAACAACTGTTAATATGTTTGGTGATAAAGTAACTGCAGGTCAAAAAGGTTCAGATGCATATTTATTTGATAGAACAGAAGTTGCAGCTAAAGAAAAAGCATACAAAGATAAACAACAAGAATTAAAATCTTTAACTCGTGGTAGTAAATATTTATTACGAAGCGGTAAACAGGCTGAACAAAATGATCCAATAGCTATGTATAATAGAGAAGTAGAAAGTACAGGTTATATTGGTACAGACGCTGAAGGTTATGGTGTAGGTATGATAGCTGGTCCGGGTTCTGCAGGTGTTGTTGTTGATGCAGATGGTAAAGCACTTAAAGATGGTCCAGATGGCCGTACAGGAAAAACTATATACCAAGATTCTGCAGGTGTACAATATACAAAGAGTACTTTTGGTAAAAGAGAAACACTAGATGGTAAAAAATACACACCTGCAGAGGGTGCAAAAAAAGGTGATGGTGCAGATAGAGACAATGATGGTGAAGCAGATAGTGGTAAAATTATTTGTACAGCTATGAATGCTTCTTATGGGTTTGGTTCCTATCGTCAAGCAATTTGGTTAAACTACTCAAATAAACACTTGACAAAGGCACACGAAGTAGGTTACCATACACTGTTCCTTCCTTTAGTATACTTAGCATATACAAAAGATATAAAGTTTATACGTACTTTACTAGAACATGGTACACGTAGACGTACTGCAGATTTAAGAGCAGAGTTAAAAGGAACTAAACGAAATACTTTAGGACGTTTCTATCGCTCTATATTTGAACCCCTCTGTTATACAGTAGGTAAAATAAAAATAGCATTAGGAAATTAATATGGAACCAACACTTCAAGAATATAAACAAACAGTATTGACTAGATTTAAAGAACTAGAGGAGTCTGAACGTGCTACGTTACAGGGTCTTAGAGGTACACCTGAAGGACGGGTGCTAGGTAAAGTTTTAGGTGGGGAGTTAGAAGACTTAGTATTTATGCTAGGTAGACAACCTGCATCAACTGCTGCACCAAAACGTGGATTAGCTACACGATAAAACAGTTTATATGCTGGCTACTCATCCCCCTACCAACATAGGCTACGGTGGCCCCAGTTAGGAAATACAATGGCAGAAACAGAAATGGCCTCAGAGCCACAAGCAGAAAACAAAGTTGCATTTGCAACACGTAAGTACTCAAATGATGATAAACGAAAAGCAGAACAAGAAGAGTTAGAACAATTAATTGCAGAGAATAAAGGTGAAGTTGCTGAAGAAGTAGAAGCAGAGCCAGAAGGTGCAGAAGAAAAAACTTTTAAGAAACGGTATGGTGACTTACGTAAGCACTCGCAAGAAACTAAACAATCTTTAGAAAAACAAGTTAATGAGTTACGTAAACAACTTGACAAAAGTACTAAACAAGAAATTAAACTACCAAAGTCAGATGACGATATTGAAGCATGGGCAGCTAGATACCCTGACGTAGCAGCAATAGTAGAAACAATTGCAATAAAAAAAGCACGTGAACAATCAAAAGATTTAGAAGACCGTGTAAAAGAAATTGATGCAATGAGAGAGTCTGCTAGTAAAGAAAAAGCTGAAGTAGAACTTATGAAAATACACCCTGACTTTGGGGAAATAAGAGACAGTGATAGTTTTCACGATTGGGCAACAGAACAACCTAAATGGGTCCAAGACGCTCTATATGAAAATGACAATGACGCAAGATCTGCAGCAAGAGCAATAGATCTATATAAGATAGATAATAATATATCTACTAAAAAGTCATCAAACAATAAAGACGCTGCACGTTCTGTAAATAGTAAACAGACACGTAATGCACCAGAGACAGATAAAACTGGTGGCAGCTTTAAGGAATCTCAAGTGGCAAAAATGACACCACAAGAGTACGAGAGAAACTCAGATGTTATAATGGAAGCTATCCGTTCAGGACGTTTTGTTTATGATGTATCTGGTAATGCTCGTTAAAAGGTATTGACATATAGAAAAAAATAGATATAACTATAGTCATACTTCTACGGTAGCCCCATTTTTAAAATGGTTACCTACCATACTAAATAGCAAAGCAATAAAAGTCTTAAAGATTACCTGATAAACATGGCCTATTAACTACATAGTTGCGCGACTGTGTCTGTAATACACCCTACGTAAGTCAGCCCGTTAAAACATTTGATTGATTTGCATCTGTAATATATGCTATAAATAGGAGATTATACAATGGCATTTAGTTCCGCAGCAGGTTATGGTAACCTGCCTAACGGTAATTTTAGCCCAGTAATCTACAGCAAACAGGTGCAACTTGCATTCCGCAAGGCATCTGTTGTAGAAGCAGTTACCAATAACGACTACTTTGGTGAAATTGCTAACATGGGCGATACTGTTAAAATAATAAAAGAACCAGAGATCACCGTCAAAGCGTACACACGTGGTACAACTATTCTACCACAAGACCTTGATGACGAAGATTTCTCGTTAACAATTGATAAGTCTAACTACTATGCGTTTAAAATTGATGATATTGAAGACGCACACAGCCACGTAAACTTTATGAGTCTTGCTTCTGATAGAGCAGCTTATAGATTGGCTGACCAGTTTGACCAAGACGTACTTGGTTATCTATCAGGTTTCAAACAATCCTCTCTTCACGGAACACCAGACACAGTTAACGCAACTGTAAATGGTACTGTGGCGGTTTCAACTGCAGGAACAGATGAACTTCTTTCCAGCATGAAACTAGTAAAAGGTGACTTTGGTAACATTACTACTAGTTCAGCAGGAACTCACTCAATTCCTCTAACTCCACGTATGCCGGGTGCAACATCCTTGCCAACAGCCACAGCGTCACCAATCATGGTGATATCTCGTATGGCTAGACTACTTGATCAACAGCAAGTTGACACAAATGGTCGTTGGCTAGTTGTAGATCCTGTGTTTATGGAAATGCTACGTGACGAAGATTCACGTCTTCACAACGCAGACTTTGGAGAATCAGGAAGTATACGAAATGGCCTAGTTATTAATAACTTAGGTGGTTTCAGAGTATATAGTTCAAGCAATCTACCAGCAGTTGGAACAGGTCCGGGAACTTCAGGTTCTGCAAACCAAATTGCCAACTATGGTGTAATTGTAGCTGGACATGATTCTGCTGTTGCTACTGCAGAGCAGATCAATAAGACAGAAACATACCGTGACCCTGACAGCTTCTCTGACATTGTTCGTGGTATGCATTTATATGGTAGAAAGATACTTCGTCCTGAAGCTATCGTTACTGCCAAATATAACGCAGCGTAGGGGGAATATAAAAAATGGCTACTATAACATCACTTTTACTTCCTGCTACAGGAAACTCTAACAGAGGCAGAATGCCGTATCAGGTTGAACTATCTATTGACCTGACTGCACAAGCTATTGATTGTTCTTCTGGTGACGTAGTACAATGTATTACACTACCAGCAAATACTCATATAGTTCACGCAGGTGTTCAAGTTGTAGAATCTGCAACAATGGACACAGGTACAAATGCTACTATAACATTGGGTGCAGCAGACGCTGACGAATATGTTACAGCATTTGATATTGATGGTGCATCAGACTTGGCATATGCTCCAAGCGTTACACCTTCAGCAGAAGTTGTCCTGTCTTCAGCAGATACACTAGACCTGACTTTTGCAGGTGACGGTGCTACCTTCTCAGCAGGTAAACTTAGAGTTTACGCTCTATTGATGGACGTTTCTGAGCAAGGAAGCTCATCAGCTAATGAAGTTGATAGAGACTATCTAGCATAATATAATAAATGGGGAGGCTGGGATAATCTGGCCTCTCCAACTACATAACAGTGAAAGAAATTTAAATGGCAGAAACTTATCTAACTTTAACTAATAGAGTTCTTACACGATTAAATGAAGTTGAGCTAACATCTTCAACCTTTACTTCTGCTAGAGGTATTCAGACGCAAGTTAAAAATGCTATTAATGAATCTGTACGATACATAAATCAAAGAGAATTTAATTATCCATTTAATCATGCAACAGACTCAGAAACATTAGTTGCAGGAACATTTAAATACAGTATACCAGCCACAGCTAAATTAGCTGACTATGATACATTTCGTGTGGTCAAAGATTCTGACTTAGGTGTAAGTGGTGGTAAGCTAAATAGTATGAACTATAAAGAGTATATAGAACACCACATTACAAGTGAAGATGAAATTACAACTACTACGTTAGACGGATCACATTCAAGCAGCGTAGAAACATTAACTCTAGCATCTACTACAGGGTTTGACGCTGCAGGTAGTGCCTTTATAGGTAGTGAGATTATATCTTACACAGCTATAAGTGGTAATGATTTAACAGGTGTTACACGTGGAACACAATCTACTACGGCTGCAGAACACGCAAGTGGTGTACAGGTAGCACAGTTTAGTAATGGTAGTGCGCCTACCCATGTAATACGAACACTAGATAATAATTATATATTATTCCCATGCCCAGATAAAGCATATACAGTAAAGTATGATTACTATACATTCCCTACTGATATGTCTGCACATGATGATACAACCACTATACCTGATAGATTTGCTCCCGTCATAGTAGATGGAGCAACTGCTTTTGTGTACCAGTACCGTGGTGAAACACAACAGTATGCAATTAACTTTACACGATATGAACAAGGAATTAAAAATATGCAGACTTTATTAATCAACAAGTTTGATTATTTAAGATCTACATACATAACTAGAAACCACATTGGAAGTCCTACTTCATCATTTAGGTCTATTTAAGTATGCCTGATCAGTCGCAACTACAACCTGCTGCATTTAATTGTGAAGGTGGCTTAGTATTAAACAAGTCTACATTCTTGATGCAACCCGGTGAGGCGTTAGAGTTAAGAAACTTTGAGCCTGACATTGAGGGTGGCTACAGAAGAATAAATGGTTTTTCTAAATACGTAAGTGCTATTGTACCTTATACTTCTTCTGCATCAGAGAAAGTTTTAATGGTTGCTTCTTTTGCTGATGTAGTATTAGCAGCTAGAGGTACAAGTATATACAGTGCAACTCCGGGTGGATCATCTTGGACATCAAGAGATTCAGGTAGAACAAGTGCAGGTAAGTATACATTTGAAAGATTTAACTTTGATGGTACAGATAAGATAGTTGTTGTTGATGGTGTAAATGCTCCTACAGTATTTAACTCATCACTAGCTGCTACAGATGTAAGTGATAGTTCTGTTGCTGGTGCAAAGTTTGTGGCCTCATTTAAAAACCATATGTTCTATGCAGGAAAGTCAACTACAAAACAAGAAGTTGTGTTTAGTGATCCTTTTGACGAAGATTCTTTTGTTAGTGGTCAAGGAGCTGGCAGTTTTAAAGTTGATGACACGGTAGTAGGACTTAAAGTTTTCCGTGATGATTTATTTATATTTTGTGAAACACGTATATTTAAATTAACAGGAACATCTAGTTCTAACTTTGCAGTTACATCAGTTACTCGTAACATTGGTTGCGTAAACGGAGACACAATACAAGAATTTGCTGGTGATTTAATTTTCTTAGGACCAGATGGATTACGAACTATTGCTGGTACTGCAAGGATTGGTGACGTTGAGTTAGGTACAATAAGTTCTAATGTACAGTCTATATTTAACGATAATTTATCTAGTGCATCAGAGTTTGATTCAACTGTAATCCCTGACAAGACACAATATAGAATTTTCTTTACTAAAAGTACTACTGCTGAACCCCAAACTAAAGGTGTTATCTGTGTTCTAAAAGGACAACAGTTTGAATTTTCTGAAATAAGAGGTATGCGCCCTGCTTGTACTGATAGTTTTGTAAGTGAAGGTAATGTAATTGTTTTACATGGTGCATACTCAAATGGCTATATATATAGACAAGAGTCCGGTAATACTTTTGATGGGGAAGTTATATTTGGAAGATACAGAAGTCCTGACTTAACATTTGAAGATCCCGGAATACGAAAACACATGCAGAGGGTTATACTTAACTATAAACCTGAAGCATCAATAGATGCAGATTTACTATTAAGATACGACTATGAAGACCCTGACTCAGCTAGACCTGCAGCATATGCTTTAGATTCAACTGAAGTTGTTGCAATTTACGGTACATCTACATACGGTGTACCTATTTACGCAGGTGCTTCACAACCTTTAGTTAGACAACCTGTTGAAGGTTCAGGGTTTGCTGTTGCATTAAAAGTACATGACGGTGGGCAGACTGCACCCTACTCACTAAAAGGGTTTCAGCTAGAATATCAATTAGGAGCAAGACGATAAATGGGTGACACATACACAAGACAGTCTACGTATACTGACGGAGATGTTATAACAGCCGCACACACTAATGACGAGTTCAATCAGTTATTAGCGGCATTTGCTGCTAGTTCAGGACACACGCACGATGGCACTGCTGCAGAAGGTGGGCCTATTACTAAGTTACTTGGTAATGGTTTAACTTTTGGTGCAGGTACTGCAGGTACAGATATTACCATTACTTTTGATGGTGAAAGCAATGACGGTGTTCTTAAATGGATGGAAGACGAAGACTACTTTGAGTTTTCTGATGACATACTTATTGCTTCTACTGAAAAAATACAGTTCCGTGACACGGCTATATACATCAACTCATCTGCTGATGGTCAATTAGATCTCGTAGCTGATACAGAAATACAAATAGCTGCAACAACTATAGACATTAATGGCCTTGTAGATATATCAGGTAACTTGTCTGTGGGTGGTAACTTAGACGTTACAGGTACATTTGATTTAAGTGACTCAAACTTTACTAACGCAGGTAACATACAGTTAGACAGTATATCTGGTGATGGAGATACAGATACTAGCATTACCTTTAGTGGATCAGATGTTATTACTTTTGCTAATGGTGGAACAGGCCAAGTTACCTTTAATAATGGCTCTATTGTTCCTGTAACAGATAACGATATAGATTTAGGTACTTCTTCTTTAGAGTTTAAAGACGCTTACTTTGACGGAACAGTGACGACAGATGCCCTTGTAGCTGACACTGCTGACATAAATGGTGGTACAGTTGATGGTGCAACTATTGGTGCATCTAGTGCAACTACAGTTAAAGGTACAACGATTACAGCTACTACAGCATTTGTACCCGGAACATCAGATGGTGCTACATTAGGTACAACTTCACTTGAGTTTGGTGATCTATTCTTAGCTGATGGTGGCGTAATTTATTTAGGTGCAGACCAAGATGTCACCTTGACACATGTTGCTGATACAGGTATACTACTGAATAGTACTAGACAGTTACAGTTTGGTGATAGTGGTACATACATACATCAATCAGCAGATGGTGTACTTGACTTAGTATCTGACACAGAGATTGAGATAAACGCTACAACCATAGATATAAACGGTGCAGTAGACATGTCTAGTACATTAGCTACTGGTGGTTTATATACTGCTGGTGCAGGTATTACTTCTACTGCTGCAGCTAACACATTAGGTGCTACATCCTTTAATGACGCTGACATTACTAATGTAGGTTCTTTAGCATTAGACAGTATTGGTGCTGACGGTAGTGTTGTAACATTTACTTCTCCTATAACAGTAGGAGCTAATGATGCAGGGCATGATGTAATACTTTACGGTGACACAGCTTCAGCTAATGTTACTTGGGATACGTCTGTTGATGACTTAATCTTTAATGGTGCAGCAGGGCTTATTGTTCCTGAAGGACAACTTACATTAGGTAGTACTGCAATTTCATCTACTGCTGCTGAACTAAATAAGTTAGACGGTGCTAATGTAACCACAACAGAAATAAACTACTTAGACGTAACTACATTAGGTACATCTGAGGCTTCTAAAGCAGTAACGGTAGACGCTAGTGGTGACTTACTTGTACCTGACAGTGATAAGTTTAAGTTTGGTGCTGGTAGTGATATGCAACTGTACCACGATGGTACGAACTCATATGTTACAAATGCTACAGGCGCACTTAAAATAGCTACTGAAACAAGTGGAATAGCTATAACATTAGGCCACTCTACATCAGAAGTTACTGTAGCTGATAACCTTACTATTACGGGTAACTTAACTATAAACGGAGATACAACAACTAACTCCACAACTAATCTAGTTATTGCTGATCCCTTAGTTAAGTACGGTAATGCTTATGTGGGTAGTGCTTATGACCAAGGATTTATTGTTACTCGTGGTGACGGTTCAAGTACTAACACGCAGAACAAAGGTTTTATCTGGGATGAGTCTGCAGATGAGTTTGCTACTATTGCAGCTAACACAGAAGCAGGAACTACTGCAGGTAACGTAACTATTAATGACTACGCACCGTTACACGTAGGTGCAATAACTGCAGACGATGCTTCTACCTTTACAGCAGGTGCTTCGTTTGGTGATGCTAACATTACTAACGTAGGTAACATTGCATTAGATAGTATTACTGCGGATGGTAGTACTATTACTATTACAGGCAATACTACATTTGCTGATGGCGCATATGACTTTGATATAGCATCTCACGATACATCTAATGGACTTAAATTAGGTGGAACACTCGTATCAGCTACAGCCGCTGAAATAAACTTAGTAGACGGATCTAGTGCAGGTTCTATTGTTAATAGTAAAGCAGTAATCTACGGCTCATCTGGGGAAGTTAATGCTACTACATTACAAATAGCTGGTACATCTTTAACAGCTACAGCAACAGAACTAAACTATGTGGATGGAGTTACATCTGCAATACAAACACAATTAGCAGCAAAAGCATCAGTGGATGACGCAACAGCATTAGCAATAGCACTAGGATAATAGAGGAAAAATAATATGGCGAATACGTTTAAGGTTGTAAATTTTGCAGCAGAACCAGCAAGTAGTGGAACTCCTTATGTAGTTTATACTGCAGCTAGTAGTACAACTACAGTTGTTCTGGGGTTAATTTTATCTAACATACATACGACAGAAATTACAGCTACTGTAAGACTTGTAAGTGATACAGCAAACAGAGCAGTAACGAACAACACAGCAAATGGTACAAGTATAATTGTGAAAGATGCACCTATACCAGTTGGCTCATCACTAGAATTGATGGCAGGTAACAAGGTTGTCTTAGAAACAACAGATCAGATTACAGTAGATTGTAGCGTAGCTGACAAACTATCTGGTACATTGAGTATAATGGAGATAACATAATATGCCTTATATTGGTCAAGAAGCTGCTACTACGTACAGTACAAGATTAGCTGTACAACAGTTTAATGGTGACGGTAGCACAACAGCCTTTACATTAAATCAATCAGTCTCTGCTGACCAAGATATACTTGTATCAGTTGATGGTGTCGTACAAGATACATCAGCTTACACAGTTTCAAATGGTACAACATTGACATTTAGTCCTGCACCCTCAAGTGGTACAGCTAACATCTTTGTGAACTATTTAGGTTTAGCAGTAGGTACTGTTACACACCCAGCTACACAAGGATTAACAGCAACAACAGGTGCATTTAGTAGCACTCTTGCTGTCACTGGTGCTTCTACCCTTACTGGTAATACTACACTAGCTGGCACTCTAACTGTTGGTGGTGTAAGTCTACTTGGCGCACCAGCTACTTTTTACGTTGGTGATGATGGCGGATCAATAGGGGCTTTTTTAAATGAAACGGCTGCGCTTCCATTGCGTTTTTTAACTAGCGGCACTGAACGTATGCGTATTGACGCTACAGGCGCAGTCACCATGCCAGCACAGCCAGCGTTTCTAGCTAGACCTACTTCTAATCAAGACAACA